CGTGCGAGTTCTCTCTCTCCCCTGTGGAAAATGCGCGGCTAAAAAATGAAACTAAAAATAAAGATTTGTTATGAAATCTAAAAATAGTTTTAAATATGGAAAAACTTATAAAAAAATTAGGGCGATGATTCTGAGCCAGAATCCTGTCTGCTACTGGTGTAAATGGAGACCTGCTACGCAGCTCGATCACGAGCCGCCTATCGCTAGCTTCGCTAAACCTGAGCTCTGGCAGGGCCAGCTTCTGCCTAGCTGCGCTAAATGTAATCTGTCGAGAGGGGCAACTTTTGGCAACAAAAAACGGAAAGCCGTCCGACGCAGTAAAAACTGGTAGGAAACGGAGCGGTAGGCATACGCGAGCCATGCGGCGTATGCTAAAGGGTCGCACCGACATAGACGCTGTTACTCGCTCTACTCTCTTAGGTCTGGTATCTGCCTGGGATCTTATCGAAGAGACTGGGAAGGGTATCCAGAGTATCCCAGCTATCTCTAAAGAGTTACGCGAGATCTGGTCTAAGCTAGCGCCTACTGATTCGCTAGAGGATCTATGGAGCTCCTAACCTGTAAGCCCAGATGGGCCACTGCGCGAAATCCAGACCTAGAGACAGATGGCGCACTACTAGAGCGCGTCGCTAATGTAATGGGCTTTAGCCTTTATGGATGGCAGCGTCTAGTCGCCGATGTAGCTTTAGAGAAATTGGACGGCTATTACTACTTTCGCACTGTAGGTGTAGGCGTAGGTCGCCAGTCTGGGAAATCTAAACTCGTAGAGACGCGCATAGCCCTAGAGCTTCTAAAGCCTCGTCGCCAGGTTGCCTACACTGCCCAAGATCGAAATATGGCTAAACTTAAATGGCAGGAGCATATAAACAGCTTCGAGCGATGCCCAGAGATAGCGCGAAAAATTCACCGTATCTCCTATATAAACGGTAGCGAGCGTATCTATATGAAAAATGGATCTAGCTACGGAATAGTTACGCCTAACGATAAAGGCGCGCGCGGTATGAGCTTAAACCTTATGGTAATAGATGAGGCGCTTACTCATCCGCTATCGCTTATAGCTTCGCTGCAACCGACCTTAGCTACTCGTAAGGATGGGCAGTTATGGATCCTTTCTAATGCTGGGATACCAGGTAAAAGCGAATTACTACAGCATTACCGCCAGGTAGCGCACGCCAATATTGACGACAGATCTACGCGCCTAGCCTGGTTCGAGTGGGCTCCGCAGGATGAAAAATTCGATTATATGGATGAGGCGGTATGGGCGCAGGCGATACCTTCGCTAGGCGAATCTAACGGCGTGCTATTGGAAGCCGTAAGAGAAGCTGCTAATACCAACAGTCCAGAGATATTTACTAAAGAGTGGTTAAATGTCTGGCCTGCTCTAGAAGCTGTACAGGTTATACCTACGGATCTATGGGATAGCCTCGCGCGTACAGATATAACCGTAGGTAATCAGGTCGTACTAGGTGTAGATATATCAAGAGAGCGCGATAAATCTGCTATAGCCGTCTCTGGCTTAGTTAGAGATATGACACCTATAGAAATAATCGAAGCTAAGGATGGCGCTAACTGGGTACTACCTCGCCTAATAGAAATAGCTAAAAAATGGAACGCGCCAGTAGTAATAGATAGTGGATCGCCAGCTAGCTCGATGATAGGTCAATTAGAAAACGCAGAAGTAAAAGTAATCTCTATTGGTATAAGAGATTATGCTAGAGCCTGCGGTAGTTTCTATGATGCCGTACAAGCTAGGACAATATGCCACTTAGACGACCCTAACCTAAGACAGGCCATAGAAGGATCTAGTAAAAGAGCTCTAGGAGATTCGTGGGCCTGGAGCAGACATAGCACTAACAACATTACGCCACTAGTAGCGGCAACACTGGCACGCTATGGCGTGGTAAATGAACCAGAAGATAAGCCAGTACAGAGGAGCCGTATATTTTGAAAAACTTTACGACAGTCTTACAAGTAATCGGAGCTGGTTTAGTGGTATATGGAATATCTCTTATTAGCGTCCCAGGTGCGATAGTATTAGGCGGCTCCTTCTTCATATTGTTTGGTATTGCCCTAGAGAGGGAGATTAAGTAATGCTCGGACGACTCCTAAAGCGACAAATACAGCCCTCGGTAGTTTATACGAAGAGCGGTTATGTAGATTCGTTAGGCAGAGTAGGTCGAGCGTTTCAGGCTAACTGGGCTGGTACTTATGTAGATACTAATACAGCTCTCGGCGTGCCTGCGATCTATCGCGGAGTTTCACTAATTGCAGATGCTATCGGCGCACTCGGTTTACACGCTTACCGTAAAGAGCGTTTAGTAACACCTACGCCACGAATTTTAGAAAGACCAGTACCTAATCAGACTCGTATAGAAACTATCTCGGCGATGGCAGCCTCGCTAATTCTTGATGGTAATTATTTTGCTGTATTAGGTGAGCCTGGAGCTAATGGCTTACCAGATTTCTTTTATCCTGTCGCCTGCGATCGCGTGCGCTTATACGAAAGCGAGGGCCGCGTTTATTATCGTATCGACGATAGAAATTATGATGCTAGCGAGATTCTGCATATTAAAAACTTTACGCTACCTGGTGAAATTTATGGACGCGGCATAGTCGAATTACAAAAACAGGCAATAGGAAAAGAAATAGCGATTAACGAATATACAGCGCGCTATTTCGACGGTGGCGTAAATCCTACGGCTGTAATTAAATCTGCTAATCCAGATCTGACACAAGAGGAGGCAGACGCACTTAAAGCGCAGTGGATGTCTATGTACTCTGGGCGTAATCGTATGCCTGCCGTACTTAACTCTTCTACAGAATTTGAAATACTTAGCGGTAATGCACAAGAAAGCCAATTAGTAGAAGCGCAGATCCAGGCGCTTACAGAAGCTGCCAATATCCTCGGATTACCTGCCTACTATCTAGGCGCACCTAACTCATCGCGTACCTACGCTAATGTAGAGCAGGAAAACTTACAGCTCGTGCGCTGGTCTATTCAGCCAATAGCCGAGCGCATAGAGCAGGCCCTATCGGATCTATTAGTACGCGGTCAATATGCGCGTTTCGATTATGACACGCTACTAAGAACAGATACTAACTCGCGTTACGCCGCGTACCAGACTGGTATTACTAGCGGATTCTTAACCGTAGATGAGGTAAGAGATATGGAAAATAGAGATCCTATTAACCCAATAGACGAAGAGCCAGTAGATCTAGAAGATGAAGAATATGAAGATGAAGGCGAATACGACGATATGGAAGATAGCGCACTGGAGGGAGAAGCGTTAGATGATTAAGAGAGAAGAGCGTAGCTACTCGCTAGATCTACAAATACGCGAGGATGGCGATGGACGCACTATCTACGGTATAGCAGTGCCATACGATAAAGAGCAGCGCGTAGGCTCGGATATGGTTGAGGTATTTCGTAAAGGCGCTTTTGCAGACATAATCAAAGCGGCTCACAGAGTTAAGCTACTTCGTAACCACGATATAAATAATCCAATAGGGCGCGCAACAGTGCTACGCGAAACCGACCAGGGGTTATACGCAGAATTTAAAATCTCTAAAACCAGAGAAGGCGACGATGCGCTAGAGCTCGTAAAAGATGGCGCACTCGATCAGCTCTCTATCGGATTCCAGCCAATTAAAAACCGTAAGCGCGGCGATGGCGTAATTGAAAGACTTAAGGCGCACCTAGCAGAAGTCTCTTTAGTGACTTTTGGGGCTTATGGCGATGCGGCTGCTGTATCAGGCGTTAGATCAGCAGAAGAGCAGGAGGAGGAGACCTACGAGACTCCTCGACTAGATGCGGCTAGGTTAATTCTTAATGCCCTACAGCGTAGTTAATTCGCATCCAGACTGTACAGGCTGGGCAGTAGTTAAAGACTCTACTAATGAGGTAATGGGCTGTCATAATACTAAGAATCAAGCCCAGGCGCAGCTAACGGCTTTAAATATCGCAGAATATGGAGACGGTAAAAGACGCACCCAGAAAGCCTTAAAGATTATAAAATTATTACGAAAAATACGATAATATATACGCGTCAGAGAACACCTCGAGATAGTGCAGGCGACACCTCGCAATAAGCGACACCTCGCGCAATATGCTCGACACCTTCTCGTAGTTAGTCCATTAACGAGAGGATAAAATAAAAATGGCTAATAGTTTTCTAGAGTCTCTACGCGAAAAGCGTGAGAGCAAAACCTCGATGATCCAGGCGATCGTCGATCGCGCTGCCGAAGAGGTACGCGATGTTTCAGAAGTAGAGCTCGCTAATATCGAAGCTCTAAATCTCGAAGTAAAAAAACTCGATGAAAGAATCGAACAAATCTCAGACATAGAGCTACGCAACGCGAAGGCAGCAGATCTCGCAGCTAAGGTGGATGCTAATAAGCCAACCGAAAAGCGCGAACAGATCAAGGTAGTAAGCGAGCCAGTGACTTATCACGAGCGCGCAGAGCATAGCTTCCTTGCAGATGCTGTTAAAGCTCACTTCGGTACAGATGTAGCAGCTTCAGATCGTATTAAGCGCCACCAACACGAAATGGCAGTCGAATATCGCGCATCATCTACAGCCGATTTCGCTGGCCTCGTAGTGCCACAGTACCTAGTAGATCTATATGCACCTAAGCTACGCGCAGGCCGTCCATTCGCCGACGCGAGCCGTAAGCATGTACTACCTCCGCAAGGTATGAGCGTCGTACTTTCCCTAATCGGTACAGGTACAGCAGTAGCAGCGCAAACTTCACAAAACACAGCAGCGACTAGCCAGGATCCAGCAGATTCGACCCTAACAGTTAATGTAAACACTGTCGCAGGTCAAAACAGCGTTTCTAAGCAGGCGCTACTTCGTGGTTACAATATCGAGAGCATCGTGCTAACAGATCTAATTCGCGCTTACCACACTAAGCTCGATGATCTATTGCTTAACGGTACTGGTACAAATGGTCAGCCACTCGGTATCGACAAGATGACGACTGGTATTTTGGTTACTTACACTGCTACCACTGGTACAGTCGCAGGTGTTTATCCGAAGATCGCCGATGCGATTCAACAAATCCAGAGCGAGGTCTATGCGTCGCCAAATGCGATTCTTATGCACCCACGCCGTCTCGGATTTTTCCTCAGTGGTCTCGATTCAACAAACCGTCCACTCGTCGTACCAACTGCGTATAACCCTACTAACGCGATGGGTACTGGTAACGGTTATCCGAACTATGGAACTAACTCAGGTTATTCACTACTCGGACTCCCAATTATTACCGATGCAAATATCGTTACAAATAAGGGAGCGGCTACAAATCAAGACGCGATTTATGTAGTAGATCTAAACGAGTCTCACCTATGGGAAGAGGCGAACTCGCCTACCTATGTAACCTTCGAAGAGCCTGCTGGTAAGGTGGCTCTAAATATCGTTATGTACGGTATGTTCGCTTACACCTCACTCCGTTATCCTAAGGCTTTCGCCCAGATTAACGGTACTGGTCTAGCTGCACCTACTTTCTAGGTCTAGCTAACAACTAAATAAGCTGCTGGAGCCGTAAGGCTCCAGCAGTTATAACCATAGAGGATTTTTTAGGAGTATTATGGAAAATATAAGGTTAGGAGCGCCTTATATTTTGCGTATGCTTTCTTTCTGTTACCTGTCCCTAACGATGCGAAAGATCCTCTATGGCTATAACTAACGGCTATACCACGCTAAACGCTATGAAGAGTTATCTCTCGATTAGCGATAATACAGACGATGCAATTTTAGAAACTATGGTCGAGTCTGCATCGCGCAGCATAGATAGAATCGCTAACCGTAGATTTTATTTAGATTCCTCAGCCTCAGCGCGTCAGTATCGCGCTTATAACGATGTTTTTGCCTATGTAGATGATATTGGTACTACCTCTAGCCTTGCCGTCGCTTTAGATGAAGATGGCGATGGCGTTTTCGAAACTACCTTAACTTTAAATACTGATTATTTATTAGATCCACTTACTGCGCCTTCTCTAGGTCGGCCCTATACTCAACTTACGATGGTAAACACTACCTATACCTTCCCTATGTTTCCTGGCATATTTTCTAATGGCCTTCGCCCAGGCGTACAGGTTACGGCTCGATGGGGATGGCCTAGCGTGCCAGATGATATAGAGATGGCCTGCCAGATACTTACAGCAGATTTATATAAGCGTAAAGATTCGCCAGGAGGCGTATTAGGTCTAGGAGATCTAGGAGCTATTCGTATGAGCCCACTAGGTCGAGATGTAACAGCTATGGTGCGAGCTTACAAAAAAGAGGTAGCTGCGTAATGGTTCCCTCCAGCGTGCGCACAAAACTTAAAGAAAGGCTGGCAACGATTAGCGGTTTAAAGACCTACGATCATATTCCAGATTCAGTTAATGTCCCTGCTGGTATAGTGGGACAATTAGATATGACTTTCGATGCCACTTTTAATCGTGGCTTCGATTCTGCGACCTGTACGGTTTTACTCATCGTGGGACGGATGAGCGAACAGGCAGCGCAGGCAAAACTAGACGGCTATTTAGCAGGATCTGGTTCTACCTCGGTAAAAGCTGCGATCGAGGCAGACGCGACTCTTAGCGGCACCGTACAGACCGTAAGGGTAGCTTCGGCTACTGCTGGATCTGTACAGGTAGCAGGTAACGATTACCTTGCTTACCGCTATGTTATAGATCTGATCGGCTAAAAGGAGAAAAATATATGGCGATCTTTATGGGTAATAAAGTGGCTGTAGTCGCTGGTAGCACTACTATTACCACTTTCGTTAGTGCGGTTTCTCTTAGCCGCGAAATAGACGCAGTAGAAATTACAGCTATGTCCGATACCGTTCAAAACCTAATCGGTGGAATTGAACGGCCTACAGTCTCGCTAGAAATGTATAACGATTTTGCTGCCTCTTCTGTTAATAGTATTTTTGAAGATGCACTAGGTAGCAAGTTAGCTATCCAGCTAATCCCAGTTTCAGGTACTGTCAGCTCTACTAATCCGCGTTACTCTATGTCAGTGTTAGTGCAACAGTGGCAGCCCATTAACGGCGTTTTAGACGGCCCAGCCACAGTTTCGATTTCGCTTCCAGTAACTGCAATTACTAAGGCAACCTCCTAAGAGAGAGATAAAGGGACAAAATGGCTAGCATCCAGTTAAAGCTAACTAAAAAAGACGGTAAAGAAATCTCCTACGACCTTACGCCATCGGCTAAGGTGGCCTTCGAAAGCCACTTTAAGACAGGATGGCGTAAGCGTCTATTAGAAGAGCAGAAAGAAAGCGATCTCTGGTGGTTCGCTCACTATTTGCAATTAAAAAAAGGCGATACTAATTTAGAATTCGGCGATGCCTATATCGACCAATTCTCGGACATAGATATAGTTTTCGACTCAAAAAATGGATAGACCGACGCGGAGAAATATGGGAGATCGCTTCTGTGTCGGTGGCTACTGGGATAAGCCCTAATGAGCTCCTTAACTGCGATCCTGCTCTTTATTCAGCGATAAAATTTATCCTGACAGAGCAGAGTAATAGCCGTAGGGCTATGCAAGGCGGTAAGAGGAGGCGTTAGCTATGGCTTTCGAGTTTACGCCTACAGGGATGAGCCGAGCCAAAAGCATCCTTATACCTGATTTCGATGCGCTCGTAAAAGACCTAAAAAAACTAGATCCACAGCTTCGTAAAGATTTTGATAAGGCCCTCAAAGCGGCAGCTAAACCACTAGTAGAAAAGGCTCGCGGATTCGTGCCAGCCGAGATTCGTAATAGCTCTGGCGCTTATGTTTGGAAACCTACGCCACCTACTTACTCTACGCCTGCCTGGATAAACGACACAGAGCACAGGGGACGCGATGCGGCTAATAGATGGGTCTGGAAAGACGCTTTAGTAAAGCGAAATATAAAGGTAGTAAAAAGCACAGCTAATAAAGTACCTTTCGGTTATAGCAAAGTAGCCGTAGCCGCTTTAGCGGTAGTTAATCGCTCTCCTGCTGGGGCTATCTTCGAATTAGCAGGCAGAGGCAGTGCAGCGTCTAGAGCTAAAACCAGAAGTAGCTCTCGTAATCAAACGAATAACCAGTTTAACGATATGCTAATTAAAAAATATCCCTTTATGGGCGATGCTCAATATGGAAGAATACTCTATAGAGCAGCTTCGATTGTAGCTCCAGAAGTGCGTAAACAGGTTTTAGCAGTCATAGATACTAGGCTTAGAGCCTTTGCGAAAGGTTAAAAATGGCAGATCGTAGAGAAGTATCCGTAGATCTGGTATCGCGGTTAAAGCCAAAAGGATTTAAGGATCTAGAAAAAGAGACTAACCGCAGTGCTAAAAATCTTCAAAAATTCGGTCGTAAGATCGCGGCAATTTTTGGCGCTGGCGCACTTATAAATTTCCTAAAGAAATCTGTATTAGCCTTTTCGGAAAACGAGAAAGCATTAAGGCGATTAAATCTAGAGCTTGATAATGTTAATTTAGGCTTCGCCTCTGGTATCGCTGGCGACTTTATCCGTAACCTTTCTTTAGCTACAGGCATTACAGACGATGAGCTAAATCCAGCACTTCAAAGATTAGTTAGAACGACCTATACCCTAACCGATGCTCAAAATTTATTAAGCCTAGCGGTAGATATTAGTAAGCGTACAGGTAAGGATCTCAGCAGTATCGCTGTAGGTCTGGAAAAAGCTTATTTAGGCCAGACCACAGCTCTCGCTAAGTTGAATATCGGTTATACGACTGCAACTCTAAAAGGTAAAGATTTTGACGATATTTTAGCCGATTTACAAAAGCGTTACGGAGGCGGCGCGTTAGCGACTCAGGATGATTTTGGTACAAGCATAGATCGCATAAAGGTAGCTTTTGAAGAGGCACAAGAGGCGGTGGGCGAAGGCTTCGTAAAAGGGTTAGAAAGCTCAGGTAAAAGCGTCGAGGAGTTTACGCGCGATCTAATTAAGGCAGGCGAAGGCTTAGGTAAGTTTCTTTCTAAGGTAACAAGCCTTATAGATAAATTCTCTTTTCTTATTACCGAGTTCGATTTATTTAAAAACAAAGCCGAGGATTTTGCAGCAGCACAGAGGGCCTCGGATGATGCTATTAGAAAAACCATACTCTCAGACTTCGAACGCTTAGGCGTGCAGATAGCTCTATCTAAGCAAGAGGCAGAAAACGCGAAAATAAGAGCTAGAGAATTAAGAAAACTGGCAGCAGAAGAAAAGAAAAGGGCGGCAGATAAAAAGCGTACCGCAGAGATCGAGCGCCTTCGTAATGCCATTACTTATAAATTCGATATAGATGCCATTAACCAGCAGGCCGCTCTTCGTCGCAATATCTCGGCAGACGATCAAGATAGGTTATTACAGCTCATAGCTCTAAAAATCAGTGATTATCAAACAGACGAAGAGGCGATAGTAACCCTAACGGCTGCAACGAAGGGCCGATATACCGAAGCTATGGCCCTAGAGCAGATGTTACAGATGCTAAAGGTAGCTGGATATGCAGAAGAAAAGAATCGTTTAGAACAATTAGAAAAACTAAATCCTAAGATTACTTTTAAGGATAATTTAGACGATGTTATATCCAGACTAAAAAAGATTATCGAGGATAAATATACAATAAATATAGATGCCAATATAGGCGGATCTAAAGTCCCTGCGCCTAACGCTGGCGCTGGAGGTGTCGTTAGCACTCCTGCCGTTAATGTCCCTGTAAATGCTGCTGCAACAGCTAGCACCTATATCAGTAGCGACTTCGTCAGCGCACTAAATACGATAGCGGAAATAAACGCTACTAACCCTTTCCAAAATACGACCCTCGGCCCTACTTCGTATATTTCGAGCGACTATGCGGCGGCGGTTGCAACGCTTAACACTATGCAGGCTACGAATCCTTTTAAGGGTACGACCATTAACCCTAATACTCGCATAAGCAGCGATTATGCTGCGGCTTTTAATGCGATGAATCCAGTTAGAGAAAGTGTCGTCGTTAATGTAAATGTATCTGGCTCAGTCATCGCTCAAAACGATCTAGTAGCAGCCGTTACCGATGCGGTATATCAGACGCAGAGAACAGGTAATCCGCTTCTCCTTAGTGAGGTCTAATGACTACTGGCGCGGTATTTAAGTGCATAATCGACTTTTCTAACGGCCCTTCCTTCGACCCTGCCCTAGTATTAGATGATCCTTCTACGCCACTAGATACAGGCGTGCTAGCAGATGTAGCTAACGATACGCTCGATGTGAGCCAATATGTATTAAGAGCTTCTATTAGAAGAGCTTATAACCGTACCTCGGATAGCTTCACAGCAGGTAACGCAGCTTTAAGGCTTATAGATGAGACTGGCATATTTAACCCAGCTAATACCTCTGGCCCTTACTACGGCAAGATTTTACCGATGCGGAAAATCCGTTTTACTGGAACTTTTAATAATATCGAATATGCGCTGGGATCTATGTATGTACAAAGCTGGAAATACCAGAGCCCTACAGGTTTTGATCCTGCCTATGTAGATCTTAACTGCGTCGATGGCTTTCAGCTTATGAATCTAAACCTGGTTACTACGGTAACAGGTGGTACGGCAGGTCAGACGACAGCAGAGAGAATTACTAGCCTGCTAGATGCTGGTAACTGGCCTGGGGGTATGAGATCTATTTCTAATACAGCTACTACGACCGTACAAGCCGATACAGGTACGAGTAGGACTCTTTTAGCTGCCTGCCAGACGGTAGAAGCTACAGATCTAGGCGCTTTCTATATGAATCAGCAGGGCTACGCCACTTTTCTAAGTAGAGCAGACATAATCACAGCCTCAGGCAGCACGCCTACGATTTTCTCTGATACTGGATCTGTGGGCACGATTAAATACCAGCGCGTATCTTTTGATTTATCAGATTTTGGCCTGATAAACAAAGCCACCGTAACTCGAACAGGTGGCACGCCTCAAACGGTAAATGCGGTAGATAGCCAGGATATTTACTTTACTCACGCAGTAAATAGAGGGATTATCGCCGAGACCGATATTCAAGCCCTAGACCAGGCGTTAATGATTATCGCATCGCGTCAGGAGGTCGGAGCAGATCTTAGGATGGAAGCTCTTACCGTCGATGCCACAGATGGGACGGATTCAGCGCGCGTTACCGCAGCTCTAGATCTCGATGTATTTTCACCTATTACCGTAATCCAAAATCTACAAGGAGGAGCAATAACCAGCGATACGGTAATAACTGGCGTTAGTTATGACATTACGCCGAATAGCTTTTTTACGACCTTTACGACAGCGCAGCCCTTCGCCTCTGGCTTCGTGTTAGACTCCTCCGTAGATGGTCTCCTTAACGAAGATTCGCTAGCCTACTAGGAGAAAAATGGCAAAACAGACTTTTACCACAGGGCAGGTTTTAACAGCCGCTCAGATGAACTCGCTACAGTCGAACGATTTTAACCAGACTGTAAGCGTTAAGACGGCTTCATATACTTTAGTCGCAGCCGATAAAGGTACGCGTATCGAGTTTAATACGAGTGGATCTGTAACCTGTACGGTAAATAGTGGCCTCTTCGATGCTGGCGATACCGTCATAATTCAAAATCGAGGCGCAGGCACTGTAACCGTTACTGCTGGCACTGCCACAGTAGATACCAGCTCTTCTCTAGCTTTATCTCAGTATTCTTTCGGTACTCTTTATTTCGTTTCTGCCTCTGCCTCTATTTTCTTCGCGGCAGCAGCAGGGGATATAACTGGCGTTACGGCAGGTACTGGATTAAGTGGAGGCGGAGCCAGTGGATCTGTAACCCTAAGCATCGCAACTAGCCAGTCAGATCTCATAATTAAAGGTTTTGAAGAGGATGTAAATGTAGTGGCCTCTGCCGCTACTGGCACTATTAACTTTGATGTAGCTACTGCCTCGGTATGGTTTTATACCTCAAACGCGACCGCTAACCATACTTTAAACTTTAGATATAACAGTACGACCTCTCTTAGCTCTATGCTAGCGGTCGGAGATGCTATTACTTTAGTATGGCTAAACACTAACGGTACTACTGCCTATTACCCTAATGTAATTCAGATAGACGGATCATCGGTAACGCCTAAAGTCCCAGCAGCTATCACAGCAGGTAACGCCTCTTCCATAGATGCTTATACCTTTACAATTATAAAGACGGCAGCGACTCCGACATATACAGTTTTAGAAACCCAGACTAAGTACGCGTAAAGGATCCTTATGTCTCCTCTGCTTAGCACGCTAGCTAATGCCTCCGCTTTAGGTTATAGGAGTCTAGTCGCAGGCGCAGCCACCTCTTTTGAATCCATAGCCACAGTCAGCGTGGGAAGTGGTGGAAGTTCTAGCGCGACTTTTAGTTCAATTCCTGGCACTTACAGTCATCTCCAAGTAAGAGGAATTGCTAAAGTAGTAAATAATAATGCTATTGCAGTAAATGGCTTGCTTCAATTTAATTCCGATACTGGAAGCAATTACGCTAGACATTTATTAGACGGTAACGGTAGTGCCGCGAGTGCTTCTGGTTCCGCAAGTCAAACTTCTATCGTTGTGTGTCCATTTCCAGATAACAATTTAAGCACAGTTAGATTCGGCGCTTTTGTTTTAGATATTTTAGATTATGCAAATACCAATAAACACAAGACCGTTAGAAGTTTAAGTGGTTATGAAATGAATGATGCCACTTTTGGCGCAGTACGCTTTTATAGTGGTTTATGGCAAAGTACCAATGCCATTACTAGCATCAAAATTTTCGGTGATTCTAGAAACCTTGACCAATACAGCCACTTCGCACTTTACGGAATAAAGGCGGCATAATGCCAAAAGCGACCTATGACTGCATAGCCACTACGACTCTTGGTAGCAATACCCAAACCGTTTCGTTTTCTAGCATTAGTGGAAGTTTCACAGATTTAATCGTTGTTATCGGTGGCGCGATTTCAAATCAAGGCGCAAGCGCAACGAATCCCAACATCACTTTCAATAGCGATACAGGTTCCAATTATTCGGTTACTTGGTTAGCAGGTGACGGCACGAGCGCAACTTCAGGCCGTCAAACTAGCCAAACACGAGCACTCTTTGGCGGTTTTACTACCGTGAGAGGAACAGCAATAATTCAAATTCAAAACTATTCAAACACGACAACCAACAAAACTTTTATTTCGCGCAACTCAACAAATGATTCTGCAACAGGTCAAGCCGTTAGCGCGTGGGTTGGTTTATGGCGTAGCACGAGCGCGATTACTTCGCTTAGTTTAGATTCAGGCAGAAGCGATGCTCCTTGGATTTCTGGAACAGTTTTTAGCCTTTACGGCGTGAAAGCAGAGTAACTATGGCACTCACTTATCAAGCAATAGCCACCGTCACAGTCGGAAGCGGTGGGGCTTCTGAAATTACTTTTAGTTCAATTACTGCGGATTACACCGACCTTCTATGTGTCTTGTCGCATCGCTCCAATGGAGCCGTAGCAGGTTCATCTTGGGCTTTAGGAATGAAAATTAACGGCGCAACAACTAACCGCACTTGGAGAAGATTAGAAGGATATGACGGTTCAAATGTGGCAAGTAGTAATGGAACAACAACACTAATCGGTTTAATACAAGGAGACTCATCTACTGCTAGCACTTTTGGAAGTATGCAGGTATATATTCCTAATTATGCTGGTACCAATAACAAATCTTTCAGCGCGGATGGCGTGACTGAGAATAATTCTTCAACAGGTAATACATTATCTTTTGTCGCTGGCTTATGGTCACAGACTTCGGCAATAACTGAAATTAGTTTCTACAATGCAACAACTTCAGACGGCTTTAAGCAATACAGCACCGCCACACTTTACGGAATCAAAAACACAGTCTGATAACTAAGGAGAAACAATGCCAACAAAACTCGTAGTGGATTGCTCAACAGGTATCACCACAGAGGTAGAACTTACCGCTGAGGAAATCGCACAGCGTGAAGCCGATGCTGCCGCTTATGCCGAACAGAAGGCACAAGAGGAAGCACAGAAGGCAGCTAAACAAGCCGAGAAAGAGGCGATCGCCGAGAAATTGGGATTAACTTCTGAGGAATTACTTAAACTTCTGAGCTAATGCGTACTTCTCAAAACGGATGGCCTGCATCTAAGGATCCAGAAGAGATAGGGATAATCTCTAAGCGCGTACCAGGTACAGGCTTAAAGCTGCGTGTATGTAAAGCGGTAGCTCCATTACTTATAGCTTTCGCTAGAGATTTTCATAAAGAGGTAGAGCGTATAAACGAAGGCCAGCTCGACGACTGGGGCTATGCTTTTAGAGATATTCGAGGAGCTACGACGCTCTCTAATCACGCTAGCGGTACAGCTATAGATCTAAACGCTACCCAGCATCCACTCGGAGCCGAAAACACTTTTACAGATGAGCAGGCGCGTACTATTCGTCGCTTATGTCGTAAATATGGACTAAGATGGGGCGGCGATTATCGTAATAGAAAAGATGAGATGCACTTTGAAATAGCGATGAACGCGGCGCAGGTGGCTAACCTGATCCGAACGCTAGGACTGGAGAAAGATGGCGACGAAGAAACAAAAGAAAGCGATAAAGACAGCGAAACAGCTATCGGCCTCGTGGGGTCGGACAGCAGCAGCAGCAGCGATCGCGTACTACCTCGCAACAGGCGACATAACAGTAAAGGGCCTAAGTAGCGCAGCCCTAGCAGCCGTATTGCCTCCGATTTTAAGATACTTAAATCCGAAAGACACTTTAGGGCGTGGATAATCTATTAGTCCAGCTAGGCGTAATAGCGGCGGCTACAGTGTCAGGAGTCGCCGCTATTTTTGCGGCTAAGGCAGAGAAGAATTCTCGGCCTGTATCTAATGGCTTTGCAGGCGAAGTATTAACAGATTTAAGAGAGCTTCGTGCGATGCTATTCGAGCATATTAAAGAGCACGAAAAGGGACAAAATGGCGCTAAAAATTGCTTATGTAGTACCGTCAAGAGGCAGACCAGAAAACATAGTAAGGCTAGCTAAAGCCTTTGAGAAAACAGAGGCTCGTAGTGATCTCTGGGTCGTAATCGACGAGGACGACTGGAAGCGCAGAGACTACGAAAGAAACGCAGAGAAATACGATTACGGTTATATCGTCGTAGAAAACTACACTGGCGGAGTATGTAAGTCGCTCAACTCTGGCGTAGAAGCTCTAATGGATACCGATAAGTACGGCGAGTATGCCTACTTCGGATTTCTCGGCGACGATCACCTACCTAAGACTACTTACTGGGATTATTTTTTAATGCTGGCGATACCTTACCCTCGTAATGGCATCGCCTACGGTAATGATCTTTTCCAGGGCGAAAATCTGCCTACAGGCTGTTTAATGAATCGAGAAATAATAGATCGCCTCGGCGGTATGACTCCGCCAGGTTTTAAGCATCTGTATATAGATAATTTTTGGAAGGATCTAGGCCGAGATATAGGCGGCCTTTATTATAAACATAATGTAATAATCGAACACCTACACCCAATAGCTAATAAGAGCCCTATGGATGACGGCTACGCCAGAGTAAATGCCTTACAGATGTATCAGCACGATTTAGCGACCTACGAGGCATACAAGGTAAGCGATGACTATAAACAGCTCGTGGCTAGCCTGATAAATCCCTAACGGCGTGTCGTGGGTTATATGTCCAAAATAAACAGAAGATAGCGGCGTGTCGTTTATGTAGCTGTCGGTTAGCAGGCGTACCTTTATCCCTGCCTGGGCTCCTACCAACCCTCTCAGGCAAGGGATAGAAATGGTCGATTTTATTACACAGTACAGCGACGCTGTACTTTTTATAATCCTAATAACTATTGGACTTCTAGGCTATAACTGGGGTCATCACGAAGGTTACTTAAAAGGCTTTCGTAATGGTCGCAGAGCTGGCGCTTACCATCCGACTCGTAAGGCTAGATCGTGAAGCGAATCGAGCAGTACGCAGTTTCATACGCAGCTTTAGGTTTTCATATATTGGCTTTACAAAGTAAGAGTAAGAGACCTCATACGATGCTTTCAAAAGAGGGTCTCTATTCTGCAACCAATGACTCGAACGCTATACAGAAGTGGTTTTTAAAATATCCTTCGATAAATATAGGGATAGCGTGTCAGCCTTCAGGCGTAGTCGTATTCGATGTAGATGAAAGATCAGGAGGCAGACTAGACGGCCTACCACCTACGCGCACGATTAAGACTGGCGACGGCTACCACCTTTACTACCTTGCAGATCCCTCGATGCACTTCCCAGGTAAATACAGAGAGGGAATAGACATTAAATGGCGTGGCTATGTAGTAGCTGCGCCTTCCATCCATCCGAGCGGCGTGCCTTATCAGGTTATCGACTCTCGACCTATGACAGATATAAGGAGCTGGTACAGATGAATTTAAAAGAAATAGCAGTAGAGCTAGCAGCTCTTACAGTAGTTAAAGACGCAGTAAAAGAGGCCACCGATGAGCTTCGTAAATGGGCTAGTGAAGAGCTGCAAAATGTAGGGGCCGATATGACGAAAGCTGTAGTAGATAACCAGGAGGTAGCTAAGATCTCTTTAATTACTAGAGATGTAGCCTTCGTAATTACCGATGAGCAGGCTTTTACTAAATGGGTTATGGAAAACTTCGCGACGGAAATCGAGCAGCGAGTTAGAGATAGCTTTAGAAAGAAATTCATAGAAACGCTAGCAATTACGCCAGAAAATAGCGTATTTAGTACGCTTAATGGTGAGTTTCTGCCGTTTATTGCGCTTGAATTTAAGGAGCCTTATGTCTCTACGCGCTTCGCCGCAGGTGGGCGAGAAGCTGTAATGCAGGCTCTACACGATAAGAGAATTACAAGTCTGCCCTGGCTTAGTGCCTATGTAGAGAACCAACAGAGAAAAGAGATCGACTAATGAAGCCAGAGGATGCAGCGAAGTTGCGCGCACCTTTTCCAGAAAGTGCAATAGAGCATAAAAATATGGGTAATAAATCTTTCGCCTATATAAACCACGCAGTCGTTACGGATCGACTTATAGAGGTCGATCCTGCGTGGTATTGGCAACCTATATCTGTAGATCCTAATACTGGGATGCCGTTACTAGATGACTGTAATGGACTCTGGATACGGCTTACGATCTGCGGAGTCTCCAGAATCGGTTATGGCGCGTCTGAACCGCATCAAAAAGGGGCAGATGCAATTAAGACAGCTATAAGCGATGCTATAAAAAACGCCGCTATGCGTTTTGGAGTAGCCCTAGATCTATGGGGCGCGGATGCCAACGGTGCGAGCGGAGAGGCTATACCTTTCACTCTCCGCTCTGTACCGCCTGTGGAAGATCAGGCGGCTACCTCTACTAAGGAGATAAATCGTATCGAAGATCCAAAAGATGCGATAAATGTAGAAGAGTACGAGCCCTACTGTTCAAAAGAAACTAAAAACTGCCGAATTTATAAGAGCGGTAAATCTAATACTGGCAGACCTTACGAAGGTCTTTTCTGTCAGGTAAAGCCTTTTTCTGAAGCCTGTACACCATTAAGCGTAGATGGAAGGCCCTGGAAGAAGTGAACGATAGGACTCTTAACCTGTCAGCTCACGAGAAGAATAGAGCTCGACAGGCAGCTACCGAATTTATCCAGTGGTCTATAAACACTATGGGTACAGATCATCCTCATACTCGCCATACAGCCTGGGCTAGTAATGAGGAGCGTTTCTGGTGTATGTCTATGGCTTATGGGTCAGAGATAGGCGTAGCTAGAAAACTCAATATGCAGTGGAACGGCTTAGGCACTGGTAAGAAAACTGCCGATGTAGGTAACAATATCGAGGTGCGCTGGACTACAGGCCAGAGCCTTATCGTAAGAGCTAACGATAGAGAGCGAGATATAGTTTTTCTAACTAAGGGTACGACCCTAGATAATCTATATATCGTCGGTTTCTTACCTGTCAAAATGGCACGCGTAACCGAATATAAGCTCGAAGGTGAGGAAACCTGGAAAGTACCTATCTCTAAGCTCTATACCTATATGCCTCAAAATGGGACTGTAAAGCGGTTTATAGACGCGTACAGCAGGCTTCTATAGGTAGTTATAGGTATTTAAGTATTCTGCCCTTCTAGAGGGTGCTGGGGCAGAATAGGCTCTAGGTCTGGTTTAACCGAGGCGGATTTAACAGATCTAGGGCCTTTACCTTTTCTGGCGTGTCATATCCTGCCTATGTCTCTTCTCTGGTCTATATTCTGCCCTGGTCGATAAGACTGGGGGCTGGAACTCCGACAGCGATAGGCGACGGTCTAAACCGAAACTAGAAGCTAGAGAGATCCTTCCATACCAACCATAAAAGAATTTAAAATTTATGGGGGGTAGGGGGGCTTTTCTCCTTTAGCTCCTGGCTCTGGTCTATATATAAAAACAATAAAAAACAAAAGATAAACAGAGATAAAATACCAACCGATAAGACCTAACCAATGGAGGGCAAGTAATGACTCTAAATATAAGTCTCTCCATAGGAGAAGTAGAAACTGAATTAACTACAGACGAAGCGTTAAGTTTTGACGCGATCGAATCTATTTTAAATCGGACTGTGAACGCTTTACTGATAATGTTTAACTCATTAAGTGCGGAAGATCGCCAATATGCGTTAGGACTAGATCCAGATAATGACGAGACGGACGAAGAAACAGACGCGTAAAGATGAGAAATACTGTAAATGCTGCGATCGCATATTACCTATAGAGGCTTTCCAATTCGCTAACCGCGCGGCTAATAAACGGCGACACCTATGCAGGGACTGTCGAAATCAGCAGAGGTGGTTTATGCGTAGGGTAAAATCAGACTATGAAGAGCTCCTACAAGTACAGAAGAATAGATGCGCTATATGCGGCGTAGAAAACGAGATCTCGAAACTCGCAATAGATCATAACCATAAGACCCTAGAAATAAGGGGCCTGCTCTGCCACGAGTGCAACTCTGGCATCGCCTACTTCGATGAAAATACGGAGTACCTAGCTAAAGCGATGATCTACCTAATAGGGGGTCGTAATGATAAATCTTTTAGTGTCGCTGGTCTTAACCCTAAGTATGACTTTAAATACTACGGCGGAGTTTCAGGATTACGCCAGAAAACAGGTAAACGAAAAAGAGTTTAAGTGCCTACTAAAGCTCTGGACTAAAGAGAGTAACTGGAGGCCGAAGGCTAAATCTCCTACAAAGGATTACGGCATACCTCAAAGGAATATGCCTAAACACAGTAAAAAACAGATAGAGAAGTTTCTTAGAGATCCCAAGGGCCAGATTGACTGGGGCATAGGTTATATTCGTCATCGTTACGGCGATGTATGCTCAGCTCTGGCGCATCATAAAGAGCGCGGCTGGTATTAAGAAATGGGACTATGACCAGAAAATTTGATGAGCTGGCAAGGTTGCAGCCAGATATATACGAAGGCCTTACAGATGAGATTCATCTCGAATCTATAACCGTCGAACGATGCGCGGTAAAAGTAATACGAAGAGCCATAGTAACTGGGCATTACTCAGGTGTTATGCCTGACGCGTGCCAGGAGGCTTTCGCAGCCTTTAACCATAAAAACGGTCTGATAGGAGCTGTGGCTTATGGTCCAGGTGGCAATAATAAAACCTTCAGCGCCATAATTCCTGATACTAATAACAAAAACGCAAGAGAACTTATAAGGTTATGGGTACACCCTAACGCGCCTAAAAATACTGCAAGTACCATCGTAGCTAAGTCATTAAAGCTATTGCCAAAACAGGTTAAGTTAATAGTCACTTTTGCAGATAGTGGACAGGAGCATAAAGGTACGGTGTATCAGGCGCTTAACTTTTATTATCTAGGTATGTCTGCTCAAGGCATTAGGTATAAAGACGAAACAGGGATTGAAGTTACTAGCAGGTTAGCTAATGTATATCGCGCGCGAAATCCTGAAAAGTTTGGAGGTATGTCGTTGAAGGAGATACGAGAGGTTTTAGGCTGGCAAGCGGTAATTAGTCACCCTAAACACCGATACGCTTTAGGTGTAGGCATCGAAAAGAAAAAAGTAAATCGAATTCTAAAGGTAATGGGTTTACCTTATCCAAAAGGCCCAGGTGAGATATGTACAGCCAGATAGGTCAGGATGCGTGGGTACTTTCACGCATCGCAGGCCCTGGCTATTTCGTAGATATTGGAGCTACTAACGGAATCGAAAAGAGTAATACCTATGCTCTTGAGTTAGCAGGCTGGAAGGGTCTATGCGTCGAACCTAATCCAGAGTTTTATACAGATCTAACAAATAACCGTAAGTGCAGCGTATCGTCTATGGCGGTTTATAAAGAGTCAGGCATAGAGCTAGATCTAATTATGGCTGGAGAGTTTTCGAGCCTATTGCCTTATGTAAATGAAGATCATCACTACAGAGAGCGCGCTGGTAAGTCGATTCACAAGGTACAGACCATAACCCTAGATCAGCTTCTGGCTATAAATGATGTACCGAATCGGATAGATTATCTATCGTTAGATACAGAAGGGGCAGAGCTAGAAATACTAGAGAGCTTCTCCTGGAGCTACGATGTACAGCTCATAACTATCGAGCACAATAACAGTAAGAATAAGGAGCCATTAGCCGCCTTATTAGAATCAAAAGGCTATAAAAAAGCAATAGAAGAATCGCACTGGGAGCACTGGTACGAGAAGGGACAGTAATGGATCTACGAGAAAAGATAACTATAGGAGTCTGCTCGCCTGGAGTATGGCACGCGATGTTCGCTACTTCGATGATAGATATAGCGCGCAGCCAGTCACAGTTAGGACAGCTTATAAGTTTAGAAGGATCTGGAGTTATATCCAGATTACGAAATCAGGTAGTAGCTACCTTTTTAGAAAAGACTACCGATGACTGGTTATTACAGATAGATACCGACCAGATCATTACTATCGACAACTTTAAGAAACTAATAGCAGCAGCCGATAAAGATGAGCGACCGATCGTTAGCGGAATTGTTCACGCAGCCTGGGATACTTCTAACCTATATCCAGAGCCTGTACCTTGCGTGTTTAAAGTAGGTGAGGAGAACGGCTTATATGCGATGCACGAATACCCAGAGGATCAGGTAGTAGAGATAGATGCGGCTGGAACTGGATGTTTATTAGTCCATCGTCGAGTATTTGAAGAGATGAGAGATAAAGCCGATCAGGTACACGAGGGCGATAAATGGTGCTGGTATCGAGATATGCCACTTAACCAGAGCTGGGTAGGTGAAGATATATTCTGGAGTATCAGAGCTAAGGCTCTAGGGTTTAAGATGTTCGCCCATACAGGAGTACAATTACCGCATAAGCGTAGTTACTGGTTAAAGCGAGAACACCATACCGACTATGGACGATATGTAACAGCACGCCACCAGAGCGCCCAACAAGAGATAGAAATAGCGAATAAGGTGGGTTATGGCAACGACTAACGGTAAAATTGCAGTGACTACGACAGCTACTAAACTCGTAGATCTAGATAATGTTACGCAGTATGTACACCTGCATAGTAAAGGCGCTACCTATATCGGTAATGCAGGAGTAACCAGCACTAATGGCTTTCTGTTAGATAACGGCGATAAGTTAGTGATGACAGTGCCACAAGGTTGCGAGCTGTGGGTTATAGCTGCGACTGGTTCGCACGATCTGTACTACTTAACGACGCGCGTGGACTAATTGCGCGCCTGTGGATAAACTAATAAGCAATATGTCCGATATGCGTTTTTTCCCACGCGTGCGAGGTGCGATAC